TAATTAAATCAGCACTTTACTACAAACATGTTGTTTTAGGTGGATGGTTAGATAATGCTGAAGGTGTAATATTTGAAGATTGGGAATTTGGCGAATTTGACAGCTCGCTGCAGTTCGGATTTGGCCAGGATTTCGGTTTTAGTGTCGATCCGACAACGCTCGTCAAGGTGGCCGTAAACAAAAAGCATAAACGTATTTATGTTGATGAATGTTTTGGCAAAGCAGGAATGTCAACAGATGATATTTACGAAGCTGATTTAAGGCATGCGGGATTTGAAAAAGAAGTTATTGCTGATAGCGCAGAACCTCGTTTAATCAGTGAAGTAAAGGCAAAAGGCATAAATATTAAGAAGTGCATTAAAGGGCCAGGCAGCGTAACAGCTGGGATAAAGGCTATGCAAGGGTACAAGATAATCGTTACCAATAGATCAACTGGAGTGGCTAAAGAACTGAATAACTATGTTTGGCATGATAAGAAGTCTGGAACGCCTGTAGACTTATGGAATCACTACATAGATGCGATCAGGTATTACGCTTATCGGGTTATTTCTGGTAAAATAAATAACAATGAAGACTTTTTCGCTGGATAATTACGATATTGCATTAATGTAACTAAATATTTACATTTGTTTCATGCAATTAAAGAAAGCCTGGCAAACGCTGTTAAGCAAGTCAACCGAACAATTAAGCAAGTCATTGCCTAACTATCCAATCATGCCGTTTGTGTTTGGCAGCGCGAAATTTAACTTATCAGTAACCGGAAGTCAGGCGTATAATAATAAGATATTTTATTCAGCTACTAACATACTGGTTAATAAGCTTACTGAACCGCCTATCATGTTCAGTAAGAATAAATCTGATACATCAGGTCGAAAGTTTCAGAAGTTCTATAGCAAGTCAATATCAAACGAACAAAGAGCATCTGTAAAGGCTTTAAATCTTGTTGAGGTTGAAAACCATGAGCTAAATAAGTTATTTGACGATCCTAATACCTATCAATCTGGCATTGAAATGATGCAGGATTTTTGGCATCAATATACTTTCGGTGATGGCTATTTGTATTTCGAGCCTTTAGGCGATGAATTAAGCCGTAATAAAAAACCAATCGCTATACACTCGTTAAGCAGGGCAAGAGTTGAGCCAATCCAATCAGCCGATAATTACGATAATATTGCTTATTATCAGTTTACAGCATGGAACGGAACGCAGATAAAGATAGACAAAGCTCATATGCTTCACCTAAAACACTGGAACCCGAATATAGGCAGTTTAAAGGGGCTTGGTGTTGATGAAGTGTCGGCTATTGATATTAATCTTAACAGGCAAAACAATTTAATGCAAGGAGCTGCTTTCGCTAATGGCGGCCGAGGCACTTTGTTTAGCTCCGATAGTGAAATTACCAATGAAGGCGAAAAGGTGCCTAAGATGACAGGCGAGCAAATGGGAGCTTTGAAAGAAACCATTATGCGAGATTACGCCGGCACAGAAAACTATAAAAAGCTTCACTTTACAAACGGACTTGTAAATGCCCAAAACTTTGGCGATACATTAATCGAAACGGATGCTGTCAAAGCTGAGGATTCAAACTGGAAAAATATATACACAACCGTTGGCGTGCCGTGGGCATTATCTCCAGCTGCTTCAAGCGTAAGCGAAAATAGTATTATTGTTGGGTTTAAATCATTGGTAACAAATGTAGCTATACCGGAATTACGCAAGTTTGATCAGAAGCTTAACAAAACTATTCAACAATGGTGGTCTGATATTGTGGCTTGTCACGATCTAACCGAGTATAGCGAACTTGCCCCGGACCTTAAATTAATGAAGGAAGTTTATGGGCAGCCGTTATTAACGATTAACGAACAACGATCAGTATTCGGGTGGGATGCCATAAGTGAAGATCAAGGAAGCCAAATACTTGTTACTTCTGGCTTAATGACTTTGGGGGATATTTTAGATCCAGAATTAAACGTAGATCCAAATGCAAGTGATTTGTAATGGCTGAATTAATATTAACCATAGACGCAAGCGAAATAATTAAAGCATATAATAAAGGTTTTGAGGATTGTTTTGCACTCATGGTTGATGATAAAGCGCTACAGACAGAATTAAATATCAACAACATCGATGCTGAAGGAATTTAGAATAGAACGAAAGATATTTGCCAGGCAACAAAGAATTGCCGAAAAAACTTTGGTTCCTATTTTTCGTAAGGCCTTAAATAAATCGGTTGCTCAGGTTTTGGAATACGTTAGGCAAAATGGAACCCTAACTAATCCTGTATTCCTGATCGATGAAAACGTATGGCTTAAAGCGTATCAACAAGCTTATTCACAATTGCCATTAAAGATCGCTAAACAGGAATATTACAGACAAAGAGGTTTAGAAGTCGAAACCGAATCAAAAGCAAGCGCTATCGATTTTCTTGTTGATGTATGGCAGTCAATATTTAGGGACTACGCCCTCAATTACGTTTACCGGATTTCAAGAGAGCTAAACGATACTACGATCAGGATCATTACCGAAGCTTTAGGTGATGTAAATCACTTGGGTTTAGATAGAGGTGGATCAATAAGACTATTTATTAAAACTATTGAAGGTAAGCTTAAGTTAAGGACGAATACCATAAGCAGAACTGAAGCAACGACTTTGAGTAATTTAGGCAAAGATGTTGCTGCTAGGTCGTGGATTGAAGAACAAGGCGGTCAAGGGTATAAGGTTTGGTTAGGTCGAAATGACATAAAAGAAAGGCCGAGCCATATCCATGAAAACGATACGATTATACCAATTGAGGATAAATATGAACTTATTGACCCAATCAAAGAATCATCACCAGACGAATGTTTGCGCCCTGGAGATACGCATTTAAAACCTAAGAATAGGATTAATTGCCGATGCACCCAATCGTTAATGACAGAAAATAGATATAACGCACACCAAAAAAGAGGGCGTATAGTAAACGGAAAATTAAAAGGAGCAAGTTAAAGACCTCTTAGCGATGGGAATCCAATAGCGGAGGCATAAAATATAAGTATTTGTATTTAATGATTATTTCATATATTTGTTTGCAACAATACTGTTACAATATGGAAGATAAAGGCAATGATAAGAAAATAGCACAGTTAAAAGCTATTTCTGATAAGCAAAATGACCCTAAGATAAAACAGGTTATTGATAAAAAGATTGAACAAGTAGTTAAACCATTCAATAAATGAGCGTAATTAAAAGTCGTTATTTCCCGAATAAGGAATTTGCATCAAAAGAGGCTATGTTTGCTGATTTTCGGGCGAACTATAACGACCTTATATCATTTAAGAAAGCAGACATTCAAAAGTCATGCGATAAAGGTTTAGCGATCACTTGCCGTTCTTTGGATTTGTTGAAGCTACAGGATAGTGTAAAAGGGTTAGTTATCGATCCGGCTTACTATTACATTGCGGCAAATACGACGAAAATACTCGATAGCCACGAAGATTTACATATTGACGGGCTATGGAATAAATCAGTAAAGGAACAACAAGGACTTAATTACCTGGTTGCTGATCACGAATTAACAATAGCTGATACAATTGTTCGTAAAGAACACGTTGAAATGCTTATCGTTAAAATGCCTTTTGCTTTATTAGGCATGCCGTATGCCGGTGAAACTGAAGTTTTAGTGTATAAGGTTGCGAAGGATAAAATAATCCATGCAAAAGCTAAAGAATGGCTTGAATCAGGCGATCAGATCGAAGCAAGCGTAAGAATGCAATATGTTACTATTCTTTTTGCAATGGATAGCAATAACCCAGAAGACGCAACCTTAAAAAAGAATTATGACGATTATATCGGAATGATTGCAAATAAAGACGACTTCGAATACATTGCTTATTTTTTCATTGTTAAAGAGGCTAAGAATGTAAGGGAAGCAAGCTTGGTAATCGCAGGAAGTAACCCGGTAACGGGCAATTTAAATAGAACAACGGAGCCGGATAAATCCACTCAACCAATAGAACCGCCATTAGGCATTCAAAAAAGTAAATCATTTTATTCACACTTTTTAAATTAGTCAAAATGACGGAAGAAGAAAAAACAGCATTGGCCGAAAAAGAAGCGGCAATGAAAGTTGTAAAAGAGCAAGCAGAAGATGCAGCTCAAAAATATGTAGCCCACAATTTAGCTACCCTATTAAAAACAGAAGTAGGTTCTGAAGAAGCTAAAAAAGCTATCGAGACAATTGCGCAAGCCGCATTTAAATCGCTTAAATTCAAAGATACTGCTGATAACGAAGAAAAAACGTTGGAAGCTATTTTTGAAGAAATTCAGAAACAACATGATTCTGTTGCTAAAATCGTTAAAGGCTTGCAAAACGGTGACAAATCAATCATCAAAACGTTTGAAGCTGAATGTAAAGAAGCTGTTGAGGCTAACAAAGCTCAGTTAAAAGAATTGCAGGGCAATCAATCTGGTAAGGTTAACTTTACTATGAAAGCGGCCGGAACGATGACTATTTCAGGTAGTTATTCGGGTGGAACTATTGGTCTTACCAATTGGGATCCAGAATTTGCCCGTATCGTTCGCCGTCAACCGTTTATGCGTGAATTGGTGCGTATTATCGCTACTGATAACATGTACATTGCATGGGCTGAGCAAAAGAATGCTGATCCAGGTGTAGCCGGAACTGTTGCGGAGGGCGCTACTAAACCTCAAACCGATTTTGACATTGTTGAGGCAACTGCAAAAGTTGAAAAAATTGCTGTGTGGATTAAA